TAAAGTAAAGTCAACAACTACATCTTCTAAAGATGCTGAAAAGAAAGCAGATCAGTTATTGAAGACAAAAACTTCAGAACCAAAGAAGACGGAACCTGCAAAACCTCGTAAAAAATATGCTCATGCTGATGGTGGTGGTATGACAAGAAAAGAAAGAGATGCGACCAGAAATAAAGCAACTGGTCAAAGTAGGAAAGATGCAAAGTCACAAATGCGTGCCGAGTTTGAAAAGACTCATGGTAGAAAACCAAATAAAAAAGAGGCAATTCAAATGACCGCCAAGGCTCATGCTGCTGCCAAAGCTCTATCATGACACAAAAAATGATGCGACTGTTCAATACAGTCACCGAAGCTGTAACTTACGTCAAAAATGAATTAAGTATATCTTCGGCAAAGGCTAAAGTATACGTTACAAACAATACTGCGAATAAAGTTGACGACAAAGTGTGGGTAATTCTTCCCTGATAGAGTTACTCACCTCCAATTGACCACTATAGTATAAGACCACCACTTTATTATGACATTGACACATATCGAACACCCAGAAGATCTTATTTTGACAGGTGATCTGTCAGTTTTTGAGTTACTCTACGATGTGGGTCATATCTCCATGAAAATGGATGGAATGTCTCTTGTATGGGGTACAAATCCACTCAACGGTAAGTTTTTTGTTTGCACCAAGGCTGCATTCAACAAGAAGAAAGACCGTAAATGTTATACGACTGATGACATCTTTGAGCATTTCGGTCATCAAATGGAAGTGTTTGAGATTCTGTCATATTGTCTTAAGTACCTACCAAGAACTGATAACATCTACTGGGCCGATTGGCTTGGTTTTGGTAGAACTGACGTACTGACACAAAATACTCTTACCTACGCATTCCCCGAGGCGATTGACCAGAAACTGGTAATTGCACCACACACTCAAGTGTATGTTACTACTGCATTTCATGAACCAGTGTGTGAACCAATCAAAGAATCGTTTGATGACAGTGTTATCATCAAGTGGGTACAACCTTCTGTTGACCGTATTTTTGGTGGATATGATGCACCCAAGATTAACACTGACAATATCAAGTTTCTGACTGACAAAGAAGCAAGTCATGCCAAAGTTGCTATCAACGCACTTATCAAGTCTGGTCAGTTTGTTGATGACGCATCACTGACTGACATTCTAGGTTGTCCTTTCCTTGCAAATCTGTATCAGTTGGTGATTGACATCAAGTATGATTTGATGGATAGTTTCATCATCAGTGATGCACCTACTGCATATCTTCCTAATGGAAAAGAGACTGATGGTGAAGGTTATGTCTTCCACTCTGACACGTATGGTTCAGTCAAGTTGGTCAATCGTACTGAGTTTGCCTACGCTAATTTCAATCATGGGTTCGGTAACTGATTAACATGACACAATTTAATGTAAAAGGTGCCTGGACTGATCGCAATGGTCGTAGGCATAACTTTGAGATACAAACTGATAGTGCGGATAGATCTTTGATACTGGATATTGTAGAATCACAGTATCCAGCAGAAAGAGTTGTAATTAACTCGGTTCGTCAACGCCAATAAAGTTACTCACCTCCAATTGATTCCCATAGTATAATCACGCCCACCACATGACTACTGCAAAAAATCATCTTACAAATCAACTTAAGTTGATTATGTCTCTTGATCAATCTCAGTTGGATCTTTATACTCGGGACACCATGTTCAAGTGTATTGAAGATCTTTCTGGTGGTATTTGTTGGGGTTCTTCACTTAAAATTGATGAAACTGGTGCACTTCTTACTCCCGATGCATTTCTAAGATGGAGTGAATATCCAGATAAGACTCTATCTAAAGTTATTGACATGAAAGTCAAAGGTGGAAGTAGTCTTACCAAAGAACACTTTGGTGGTGTTCGTAGTGGATCAAAGTTTATCTTTGCATATCATTATGATAAGTTTGTTGAGGACAAATCTTATGATCTAATCAACAATTTCTTGACAGATATTGATAGATTGTCTAAAGTGGTTGTGTCTACTCGTAGTGAAAATGAAGCTTTTGCTTTAATTCGCAAGAGAACCCCACGGGATTACAAAGAAATCAATATTGGTCAGTTAATCTATGTCAAAAACATATCACGAAAGAAATTTGTTGACTGTAAACATAATGTAATTGATTCTGACCTTACACCATACTTTCCAAAAGTATTATTGGGGTGATAAAGTTACTCACCTTCAATTGACCACTATAATATAACACCACAACTTTATGATCACTCTTCGCCCACATCAAAACGAAGCTCTTGATGCAATGCGTGTCAATAGTATGGGTCAAGTTATTGTTCCAACTGGTGGTGGCAAGACTCTAATTGCAATCACTGATGCAATGAAACGGTTTGAGGTAAATGTTCCTCGTACCATTGTAGTTGTGGCTCCTAGACTGCTCCTTGCTAATCAGTTGTGCAGTGAGTATATGGAACACATCACCAATGCTAATGTTTTGCATGTTCATTCTGGTGATACAAAACACTTCAGCACTACAAAGTCTGAACATATCAAACTGTTTGTTGATATGTGTCAAACTGTACGTGAACATGTTATTATTTTCACGACATATCATTCTCTCCATCGTGTGGAAGAGTCCGGTATTGCTGTAGATACCATATACTTTGACGAGGCACATAACTCCTGTCAAAATAACTTCTTCGGGCCCACTGAGTATTTCAGTAAGAAGGCTGATCGTTGTTACTATTTTACTGCGACTCGTAAGACTTCAGTCACACCAAAGAAACATGGTATGAATGACGTTGATACTTATGGACAGGTGATTGCACGTGTGTCTGCACCAACTCTGGTTGACGGAGGTTACATTTTGCCACCTAAAGTCAAGGTGATTGAGATGGATAAAGTTGACAAAAAGTCACTCACACCTTATCTTGAAAGTAATAATGTTCTTGCATCCATTGATGAACTAGACATCAAAAAGATCCTAGTTTGTGTCAAGACCACACGACAACTGCAGAATATCTTTCTGACAGACTTTGCAGAACAACTTAAAGAGCGTGGTTATTCTTACCTCTATATTACATCGAAGACTGGTGCAGTTGTTGATGGTAAGAAAGTCAAGCGTGAGGAGTTCTTTGATACACTCAATGCATGGGGTAGAGATGTAGATAAGAAATTCGTTGTCCTTCATCGTTCTATCCTATCTGAAGGTATTAACTGTTCAGAACTCGAAGCCGTTGTGTTTCTCCGTAACATGGATGTTATCGAGATGTTGCAGACTGTGGGTCGCGTGATTCGTGTCGGTTCTTCTAACAAAGTCTATGGTATGCTATGTGTGCCAGTATATAATAACGTCGGAGTTTCTACTCAAAGAGCCCTACAGAATGCTGTAGATATTGTCTTTGAGAAGGGTGAGATGTGCGACAGTGTTGTTCGCCGGTAATCGGCTCAGTCATACCAAAGGATCTGGGAGTATCATAAACTGATTTTTCTATATCCTGACCGTTTAGATGTGTTAGGTCATCCATCCCCGTCCCGTTATTGAAAAAAGAGTTTTTATGTCTTTCAACTACACAAATTCAGGTATTCTTGACACTAAGGTGCCGCCATTTCCCATTATGATTGGTGATGGTGAACTCGCTGCAATACCTGTAGCAGGTAGTACAACTAAATTAATGGTGATACACAATGGACAACCGGTTAAAGTATGTCGCAACCGTCAATCAGCACTCAATTTGATAGATAAGTTAAGAAAACGAAGGAAATAGAGTTACTCACCTCCAATTGACTCCTATAGTATGACATACAATTCAAATCCTTACATCCAAAACCTGCTCGAAATGGGTTATGACAAACAAGACGTAGAAGTTACGTCCACTATGTTTCAAAAGAAAACATTTCCATGTGTTATTCATGGTCGTTCATTTGACACTGAAGAACAGTATTATGCTGAACTTCATGAGTTCATGAATGGCATGTGATGAATATACCTAATTGGAAACATCATTCTAAAAAAGATAAGAAGACCAAGGGCATCTGTAAGGGTGTTCTAAAGGGGCGTAAGCAGTCTCTAAGGTCACTCAAACTCAAACTAAGTATCAAATCACCATGAACATTGACAATCAGCTTCTGTCTGTTATCGAAAATCTTGATTGGGCATTGGAAGAGTATAAAAGTGCCATGACTGACCCAACTAAAGGTTATTCTTTTTATACTGGTTACTCACGTGCAACAATAGAAACTGCTAAAGACAAACTACTGACAATTGTGGAAAACTATCGTAATGTTACACAGGAGGAGATGAATTAACTATGAAAATTGATACTGTGGGCAGAATAATTGGATCTTTCCTAGTTGTTTCTGCCTACTTTGTTATCTTACATGTAAATGTCACAGTTGGTGTCTTCATGCAGTTTATTGCTGATGCCATTTCTGTTCCGTTCTTTATTAGAACAAAATCATGGGATGTAGTTATCATGCTAACATTCCTTCTCATTATCTCTTCTACCAAATTATTGTGAGTAATTAAAGTTACTCACCTCTAATTGATCACTATACTGTAACCATCACATTTGACAATCATGAACAATTCATCTACCGTACTTAAAGAGCTTCAATCACTTCAGAAAACTTACAAAGTTCAAAACTTTAAGTTTACATCTAGTCAACAGGCCCGTTATGATGAACTTCTAGAACTTCGTCGTGCATTTATTACCTATTGGCAAGAAAATGGTATGGTTTGGTCTGGCCCATCTAATGTCGGTAAGGCCAAAACTGAGGCTGCAGCATAATTAACAGATATATTATGAAATTTGATCCTAAACAAACAGAAACCTTTGAAACCGAAGGTACAACATTTGAGTACAATCATGACCGAACGGAATATCTTGCAGAAGATATTCTTGGTCAATATGAAGATCAAATGAAGATCATGGCCAAAGAGTATAAGAAGGCCAAGAAAAAGAGTAAAAAGTCTTATGTTGGGCGTAACATACTATCTCTCCATTCAGAATGGAATGTTGAGGATAATAATCAAACATTATATCTCATTTTTGATGATGAGGAAGAATGTTTCACTGATGTCAAAACTGATAACGAATACTACGCAAATTCAGACGACTAGAGTTACTCACCTCCAATTGACCACTATAGTGTAATCACACAATCACCACATGATAATCACACAAACTAAAACTGAATTTTTGACTGAATCATTGATTGAAGTTGTTAATAATGACTGGAAAGTTAATGCAGTAGAGTCTGGACACAGTTCATATTCCAAACTAGAATATAGTGCAGGTAAGAAATACCTCAAACTGAATCAATTCAAGGTTCATGCTGATGGTAGTTCTTCAAATAACGGCGTGTTCATGTTCATCGACAAAGAGTCTGGTGCATGTTACAAACCAGCATCACATAAAGCACCTGCGAAAGGCATTCGATTCTTTCTTGAGTCCTTAGTTGATACTCCTGAGATCGTAGATCCTTACGGTTCTTTTCTTTACGTTCGCTAATGTTTACCATTATTCGTTTCTTTTATTATATTGCCGTCGGGGCATTCTTTGTAACTATTATCAAACACTTTTCCTAACTATCATGTCACTCTCTGCAACTTGCGTCTCTAAACTTGTTGATGCACTCAAATCTGATGTTATCAACCACATCTACGAAGATGAGCGTTATATGGAACTTATGAATGATTTAGTTTCTGATGCATTACGTGCCAAACTAGGTGATGTTGATGAAGATTTGTTTTACGAGCTTGGTATGTGTTTAATTGACCGAATTGAACTAAAATAAAGTTACTCACCTTCAATTGACCACTATAGTGTAACCACGCAATCAATTCAAATGGAGTTTAGAATTGTTGTTCCATCCGCTCGATATGAAGATGTGACCACAAATGACCTAGATCAAGCATGGCGTATCTGTTGTGATCTATCTGAAGAGTTTGGATATGCAGAAGTTAAACGTAATCTTTGTGGCCCAGAGCCAATCATAGGATCTTTCACTAATGGTAAATCAGACAAATGATCTACAACATCGCATCAGACATCAAGACCCGCAAGATTGTGTGGATTGATTCAACAACAATGACTGCAATGACCGCAGTTCAAGTATCAGCCTCAACCCGCTAATCTATGGGCATTTGTAATACAATTTCTGTGGTGGTTACAGTATTACAATGTAAGGCCCACTTGTCGGATATCAAAGTTACTCACCTCCAAATGACTCCTATAGTGCAACCACACAATCAATCATGAAACAACAACTTTCTACCTTCACTAATGACGTGTTGATTGGCGCCATGTCCGCCATTGGTATATTGTGTTCGTGTCTATTCATTATTGTTATTGGTCATTACATTGGTTTGTTGTTACACAACACCGCTGCTGGTGAACTATGGGTAAGACGAATGATGTATCTCTGGTTTTGATATTCAACTTGATGAGTGATAGAGTTACTCACCTCCAAATGACTCCTATAGTGTAATTCTGTTTTTCGTTTCAAATGAGTTTTCTTAACTGGGTCCAAGAAGCAATCGGTTGTAAAGTAGAAGACGAAAAAACTGGAATGGTTCATATCATTACCGGTGGTAAGTTTCTCGCTGATTCATCCATGTGGCCCATGGTTCAACTCACAGATGAGAATGGAGTCGTAAGATATGCAACTCTTGATAGGTTTGAAGAACTTGTTTCTGTTGGGTGATAAAGTCACTTACCTCTAAATTATTCCACTTGCAAATCAATCAAATGAACATGACTATCACTCAACTAGACCAATTAAAAAGAGATTATGCTGAAATGATTGTAGAGGGAATGGATATGAAACTATTGATTGAATTCGCTGAGGATAGTATTGTGGAAAACTTAAAAGGTTATGAGATGGAAGATCTAAAGGAAGAGATTAGTGATTGTTATGGCGAAGAAGTATGGGACGATATGACCTCTTCATAGTTACTCACCTCTAATTGACTCCTATAGTGTAACCCGTTCAACATTATGACAATCACAGAAAGAAACAACTTGCAGTATGATCTTCGCCACAAAATGTGGAAGGCACAAATGGAAGTCGAAGCATGTAAAGAAGAGATTGCACGACTAAATCGTGACTATAAAAAACAATTTGAGCCTGATATTTTTGAGCAAATGTTTGGGGAATCAGTTAAGGTGCCAAGTATCTACACTGATACACCCATGGCCGAAGAAGTTTACGGAGGTTGATATGAAACTTATTAACATTATTCCAGTTATTTCAGTATTACTTTTATCAGGATCATCTCCTGTTCATGCATATTCAGAGAGTGAACAGATTATAGACTTTATTGAAAGTTTAAGTCTTATTTGTGATAAAGTACCGCTTGACGAGCCACAGAAATATGACCGTTGTGTCAATCAACAGATAGAACGCAAACTGCGTCGAAGTTTGTTTGAACTTGAGTCCACCCCTAACTAACACAATTCTTCTTTTTTATCATGGCACAAATCACATACACTTTTCGAGTTCCTTACACTGTCCCAACAGAAGCTGGAACTCGCCATATCAATGTGGAGGCAATGTATAATGATGAAGCAATGAGACTTGTCGAAGGTATGATACCAAATTCAAGTGCAACTTGGCCAACAGTTGTAAGAGAGCATAACAGTGATAATGATAGAAAGGGGTTGTTATCCTGGCTCTTCTAAAGTTACTCACCTCCAAATGACTCCTATAGTGTAACCACGCAATCAACTCATGACATCAACCTATCAGACCACAATGGAAGACACCAGCTACAATGGTTGGACTAACTATGAAACCTGGAACGCAAGTCTATGGATGGGTAATGATGAGTTTCTGTATAATACGGCCAAAGCATGTGTCAAATTCTGTAATGAAGATGATACCCCATATGAGAAGTTTGTTCGTTGTATGTTAAACTGTGGTGCTGAAACTACAGGTGATGGCGTAAAGTGGGATGATGTTAATATCAACAGTGTAGAGATGAATGAAATGATGGAGGAGCTTTGATCATGACAAATCTATCTAAGATCAAGACTAAGTTAAGAACAGAAGGCAATGTAACGGGTAACTTTGGAAGGCCAAAGACTCGAACCAATGGTAACACTAATCTAGGATATACCGCAAAGAAAAACATATCACCACCAACAACAAAGAGTGAATATATTCAAAGAATGTATGAAGTCTTAGATACCGCAACTGATGTTAAGATTCAGAGATTTGCATATGATGAGATTCGTAGTTATATGATACAAACCAATCAGTGGTGAGAGAGTTACTCACCTCGAATTGACTCTTATAGTATAACCGCCATACGGCATCCCACCCAATCAACTTTCAACTTTTATGAAAATCAACTACGATTTCTTTTCTGACTATACATTGACTGCAGTCGCACAAGTATGTGAGGAATCAAATGTCGCACCATTATCTGTTACATTCAATCCAACTGAGTATGATAATGTAACTGTTGAGTTTCGATCACATCGTGACGCAATTCAATTCACTGCAACATATCTTGATAGTGATGACGTATCAGATATTGCAGAATATGTACCAACTACACTTAATGTTTAATCTTATCTTATTATGAAGAATCTTCTATCTACAGTTATCACATCAACTGTCACTGCATTTGTATTAACAGCAAGTAATGCGTACGCACAAAATACATTTAAGGATCATGAGAAGTTATATCAAACATTAGAAGATGTTGGAGTGACTATGGCAGTCAATTCCAAGTTACATTGTAGTGGTAAGAATGATGGCATATATTATCCACATATTGGATTTTTAGTAATTTGTCAAGATAAGATGGTAAGTCATGGTAAGCAAGAGAAATGGACTGCAAATGATTTAGATACATTAAGACATGAAGCTCATCATGTCGTACAAGATTGTGCAGCAGAATCATTAGGTGATGGAATACTTTCAACGTTATTTCCTGAAGATGAGTTAGTTGAATTTCTAAAAAATTCATCTGTAAGTTTAGAGAATTTACAAGGCTTATATTCAATGTTAGAGGAACAAGGATTAAGCGATCTTAAGATACAACAAGAGATGGAAGCTTATGTTGTAGCTGAAGATGTACCTGCATCCTCTATTGAACAAAAAGTACGTGAATTTTGTTTCTGACAAAGTTACTCACCTTCAATTGACTCCTATAGTGTAAGAACACAATCCACCACATCATGAGAAAGATCGAAACCCAAATGATCCAAGCAATCAAGTCTGAAACTGATTGGAAATCAGGAAACACAAAAGTTGTTAATTTCTTCAATGATGGTGACAAATGTGTTGTTGCTTCAGTCTTCCTTCATGGTAACAAGATTGCCGAGGTTTCTGACAACGATATGACAATCTTCGATGGAGGTTGGCAGTCTAATACTACTAAGTCAAGACTCAATGCACTTATTAATGAGTTCTGTAATGCATTCACTGATGGTGTCTTTCAAAAGAACTATCAATGGTTCGTAAGAGATAACAACGTAACCAAAGAGTTCACTAACGGATATATCTTCTCTTGAATTATGACATCTATCATCTACGCAATACACAGATGGATGATAAACTACAAGCTCAGTTAAGTTCAATCATCTATGCATATCGTCCTCATGATGAGATACCAACCAAAGAACAATTAGGTGAACCATTAACACGTACTACCTGTAATCCTTTTCTCTAACTAATCACAATGTATCACACACTATCTAAACTCAAAGACCAAGTAAATCAACTCATTGAACAACAAGGAGAGAATGCTACATGTGCTTCCTTCATCTATACTAAAGAAGATGTATTCTATTTTGAAGATGTATCTAATGATGAATTATATCTCTCTCAAGATGATAGTGACCAAGTGCTATTTGAGGTAGGGAATACTGATGACATCTACACACAAATAGGTGAACTGATTGATGATGAAGTGGGAAGAGTACAGAATCAGGTTACTACTTAAGAACTCAAGAAATACACCTAAAAAACACTTATAAATAGACTATTTTCATTAAAAACGTTTAATAAAGGCCTTTTTAAATGTATATGAGTGTTTTATTGTTTTCCACAATGGCTGTGGAATAGTAAGGTTAAAGGTGTTAATAAGTGTGTTATTCTGTGGAAAAGGTGTTAATTAATGGCAGATCTAATATCTCTTTAAGTCTTATAAATGGCAGATCTTATTGTCATCTTAGGCCGTATTCTATCAGGCCTTTCCGATAATGTCAACCCCTCCCCCAAAAATACTCTGAAACCCCCGAAGTTCATGACCCACATAGTTACTCACCTTCAAATGACCCCTATAGTGTAACCACGGCAATCATCGATGAGTTCCACACAATCACTGCTACAGACCATTGACACACTTAAGGCAGATGGACACTACAAAGTAACAGTAACTGTGCTCCCCTCACAGATTAAGCGTAGACGCAAGTCCGTGCTTTGATTCACAGTCCGCAATGACTTTAAACTACACATCACAAACAAACACTCACTAACACTTTATCATGACCAAATCTGTAATGATCTCCCTGCTTCGTAAGGGTAACACAGGTTCACAGATTCTTGAGATCCTTGAGTCTATCTCACAGGGCGCTAATGAACAGCAAGTAGCACAAGTCGCCAATGAGCCAACACTTATGGAATTGGAGTTCTGATCATATAAGGGCCATATATAGAGGCCTTATATAAGGGGGCCTATATAGCACCCCCTTAGAGTTACTCACCTCGAATTGACCCCTATAGTGTGAGGGGCACAGGACACCCATTCATCACTCCCAAGCGAGTCAGTTGGCAACTCTACTGCTGGTGATAAACTCACACAAATCTTTTCTAAAACACTCAACTCATGCGTATTGCACTCTCTGTTGTTATTGTTCTCTTAGGTCTTAACTTAGTTATTGACCTGCTAGATTCTCCACTAAGAGAAGTCATCGAGAATAGAAATGAAACTATTCAAAGGCAGATTGATTCTATGTGAGCTTTACCGCTAATTCGCATATAGTGTGAGCTCTTAAGTAACACATAGGGAGGACAATCTCTCCTCCCTCAGATATAACACTATCAAAACAGTTAGTGTTAACAACTTGACAAATTGCAGCTGTTATGTTATACTTAGCGATGAGCAGTTAGTATGCACAAGCGGCAGTGTTTTGAGATTTTCGATGTTATCCTTATGACCGCATAGCGATCGCCCATAAAAGAAAATGCGGCTTGTCTAACCTACAAAGGTGACAATCCGGCCTTAATATATTGCAAAGAAAAAAAAATCCCATATATAAAAAAATCCCCCCGAGGTTTGCAGACCGTATGAGTATTTCAAAGTTATATCACATATATTTGAGGGATGAATGTATCATGCCTTCGTTAGACAAGGAGAAGTTTAAGTATAACTGGGAGTGTTTAAATGTGATAGTAGGTTTATTAAAGACTGACTATGTAGCTGAGGATCTCTCATATGAGGTAGTGGAAGTACTACATGAAAGAGAGGATATCAGTAATCTGTCAGATACTAGTTGTTAACTTGACAGACACTAAATATCGAAGTATAATAAAAATTGAACTGGAGTGACACTACAGCATGGCTAAGGGATTTACAGTCAAAGCATCAACACCAAAGAAAAAGGAAGAAGGTCCTGAGTGGGATTATGATGCAATCAAAGAAAGAATGAGAGGGAAGGCAATTGTATTTTGTCTACCTGGAAGGGGATGTAGTTATGCATTCATGAAGAACTTTGTACAGTTATGTTTTGATCTTGTACAAAACCAGATGAGTATTCAGATTAGTCAGGATTACTCAAGCATGGTGAATTTCGCACGATGTAAGTGTCTCGGCGCCAATGTCTTGAGAGGGCCTGACCAAATTCCATGGGATGGAAAGTTACAGTATGATTATCAGTTATGGATTGATAGTGATATTATTTTCAACACTGAGAAGTTCTGGCAATTATGTGATGTAGCATTAGATGCTGATGGAACTGAGCGGCCTATTAGTGCAGGGTGGTATTCTACGGAAGACGGGCGGACAACCTCTGTTGCACATTGGTTAGAGGAAGATGATTTCCGTAATAATGGCGGAGTGATGAATCATGAAATGGTTGATGGTATTAGTAAGCGTAAGAAGCCATTTACTGTAGACTATACTGGATTCGGATGGGTATTAATTCAGAAGGGTGTCTTTGAGAATAAAGGTATGACGTATCCATGGTTTGCTCCTAAGATGCAAGTCTTTGAGAGTGGTGCCGTACAGGATATGTGTGGAGAGGATGTAAGTTTCTGTCTTGATGCAATTGAATCAGGATATGAGATTTGGTGTGATCCACGTATTCGTGTTGGTCATGAGAAAACCCGAGTTATCTAAACACTAATGGCAAATCAATTTAAAGTTGATCAATCAAAGGAATTTGCTTCAAAGATGACATTAATTACTGATGTAAGTAGTGATAAGTATTTGAAGCAATACCGACAACATCTACAAAACCAAGCTCAATTAGAATCAATTTATAAGGAGAACTAGATTATGGCAAAGATTCGAAAGTCTCTATTGGGACAAACGATGATTGAATCTCAACCAAAGAAAACTCGACAAGGTTGTGGTGCACATACTAAGTACGCTGCAAGTAGTCGTAATGGCAAAAGGAAGCGCTATCGTGGACAAGGACGAGGATAAGTATAAAATGACTGTTGAGGATGAGTGGTCATCTATTCATCCTCAAGATTTATGGATTTATAATAAGTTACAGGTGAGTCGGGTATTAGGATATGAGTGTGGTCCAATGGGTCACATCGTACCTAGACCCGATTTTTATATTGTTCGACCATGTATTAATTTCATGGGTATGGGTCGTCATGCTCGTATTGAATATCTTGAAGGTGATACTGAACATCTACATCCAGCTGAGTTCTGGTGTGAAGTATTTGAAGGAGAACATATATCAGTTGATTATTACAAGGGACAACAGGAGTTAACTGTAAAGGGTGTGAGAGACCCTCAGGACCCTCTGTATAAGTGGAAGAAGTGGTATAAGGTAGATAGAGTGATACCATTACCTAAACTACTACAGAACCTAGATTACAATTGGATTAATTGTGAATTTATTGGTAACAAATTAATTGAGATACATTTAAGAGGTAATCCAGATTTTAGATATAATAATGATTCAGTTATTCCAGTATGGGAAGGAGATAGTGTTAACACCTACATAGAAGATACTGAGTATCATCGATTAGGGTTTATTATAGATGGATAAGAATTTTCTAAGAGAGATTAATCACGATCAGCAGACACCAAAGAATACCAAGAAGGTTCGTGAGGATGGGTTTTATGAAGCATCTGAAGCTGATTGGAAAGACTTCTGGGAGAATGATGATAACAAGCAAACATTGATTGATTAAAAGATTGGGTTTAGTGTAATAAATAACTCATAATTGTTGTGGAAACATTACGTGCCTGTCCAAAGAGTCAGTCAAGGTTTTAGAGATGTAAGTGCATCATTCAAGATCAACCCGTTAAATCTCGATTTAATTGCGTTGAGAAACGAGAATGCCATTGCACGATCAATTCGTAACTTAATTTTTACTATACCTGGTGAGAAACCATTTCAACCTAATGTTGGTTGTAATGTCACTAATCTGTTATTTGAAAATTTAGATAGACTTACCGCCAGTTCAATTGAATCTGAAATTAGGAACACAGTTAACAACTTTGAACCTAGAGTCCGTTTAAGAACTGTTATCGTCAATCCAAATTTTGATGATAATATCTTTGAAGTAACTCTTAAGTATGACATCGTAGGTATCGATCTTCCTCGACAACAATTATTATTCGCATTACAGCCCACTAGGTAAATGCCCTTAGTCAATTTTAGCAACTTAGATTTTGATCAGATAAAGACTTCCATCAAGGATTATCTCCGTGCAAATTCAAACTTCACGGACTATGACTTTGAGGGATCTAATCTATCAACTATTCTAGATACGTTAGCTTACAACACGTATATAACCTCATATAATGCCAATATGGTATCTAATGAGGTATTCATTGATAGTGCCACCTTAAGAGAGAATGTGGTATCTCTAGCACGTAATATAGGGTATGTACCTAGGTCCAAGAAAGCTTCTTGTGCAACAGTTTCTTTTACAGTAAACGTTTCAAACACCACAGCTGTAGCAGTAACACTTAAGGCAGGTGCAGTGATGGCATCTAGGTCAGTTGGTGTGAATAGTACGAAGAATTTTATATTCTCAATTCCAAACGATATTACCGTTCCAGTTAACTCTTCTGGATTTGCAGACTTCTATAATATCAAAATATACGAAGGAACGTATGTTGCCCAAACATTTACTGTCGATAGTGCGAATGTAAATCAAAAATTTGTACTACCTAACTCAGGTATTGATACTGATCTATTATCTGTTGTCGTAAGAGATACACAAGGATCAACGGTAACTAGAAAGTTTGAACTATTCAATAGTTTGTTTGATGTTACTGCGTCTACTAGAGCATACTTTATTCAAGAAATTAGTCAAGAAAGATACGAACTATTATTTGGTGATGGAATATTTGGCGTCAAGTTAGATAATGACAATGTTGTTGAAGCAAGTTATATCATTACCAATGGTCAATCAGCTAATAATATTAATAAATTTGCATTTATAGGTAATCTAAAATCTAGTTCTGGAGATACGATTAGTTCTGGTGTATCGATTGTAACTACGGAAGTATCTTCTGGTGGTGGTAAACCAATCGAATCTATTGATTCTGTCAAGAAGTATGCACCTCAAATTTACGCGTCACAGAATAGAGCTGTTACTGCTGCCGACTATGAAGCATTGATTCCACAGATTTATCCTGAAGCAGAGTCAGTTTCAGCATTTGGTGGTGAAGATTTAACTCCACCTTCATATGGTAAGGTATTTGTAAGTATCAAACCATATAATGGTGTCTTCCTATCAAGTGATATCAAACAAAACTTACAACAACAGATGAGAAAATACTCTGTTGCTGGTATTTTATCTGAGATTGTTGATCTAAAGTATTTGTACATCGAACCAAACTGTACAGTATATTACGATTCGAATCTGGCCCCAACTGCTTCATTCGTTCAAAATCTAACTACAACTAATATTGTTAAGTATTCCGAATCATCGGATGTCAATAAGTTTGGTGGAAGATTTAAATACTCCAAATTTCAAAAAGTAATTGATCAAAGTCACGAATCTGTAATGTCAAACATTACAAATATTGAGATTAGACGAGATATTAATACTCAACTGAATACTTTTGCTGAGTATGAATTATGCTTCGGTAATCGGTTCTATATAAGAAACCACGGACATGGTGCAAACTTCAATGGAAATCTCGTTGGGTATAATATCAAATCATCCGGTTTTACTGTCAGTGGTATTAGTGGAACTGTATACCTTGGTGATAGTCCGGTTGGTAATTTAAGTAAGGGGACTGTATTCCTGTTCAAACTGAAGTCTTCGTCAGAACCATATATTGTAAGACAGAATGTGGGTACAATTGATTATAATAAGGGTGAGATTAAACTTAACCCAATTAATATTATATCGACACTGGTGAATAGAGGTACTCCTTTGATCGAAGTTTCTGCATGTCCGTACTCAAATGATGTGATTGGTCTTCAAGATCTCTATCTACAATTGGATGTAAATAATACAGTAGTTAACGTTGTTGCTGACAATATTTCTTCTGGAAATGATGTTTCAGGAACCAACTATATTGTTTCTTCTAGTTATGGCTCTAACATTTTGGTTAGAGGGCAGTCCGTATTTGAAAATGAAGTAGGTCCTATGTCTACACCAACTACTCCTTCTAATACAATCACATTAGCAGGTAGATCAACTACTATAAGTAGAAGTCCCAGATCATCATCATCATCATCTTACTAATAAGAAGTCAGAATACAAATGACAGTAGATAGAGTTAAATTTCAAGAAATCGTTGAAAGTCAACTCCCTAGGTATGTTAGGGAAGACTTTCCACTACTAGGCGATTTCATTAAACAATATTACATCTCTCAAGAATTTGAAAGTGGTCCTATTGATGTCCTTAATAATATTGATCAGTACGTAAAAGTAGATCAATTATGTGATGTTGTTGATTCTACTAAACTTACTAGTTCATTAGATACTGTTGACACTACTATTGTTGTAAGTTCTACTGAAGGATTTTCAGACAATAATGGTATCATTCAAATTGATAACGAAATTATATTCTATCAATCCAAAACTTCAACCACATTTGTAGAATGTTCTAGAGGTTTTAGTGGAGTTACAACATATATTACTTCTGGTTCACCAGATGAACTGACATTTTCTTCAACGATTGCAGAATCTCATGCCACTGATGCAACTGTTAAGAATTTAAACATACTTTTTCTCAAAGAATTTCTCACTAAACTCAAAAGACAGGTAACTCCAGGGTTTACTGATAGAAATTTTTATACAGGATTAGATAAAAGAAATTTTATAATTAACTCTGATAGTTTTTACAAGTCAAAAGGTACTGAACAATCTTACGAAATACTTTTCCGAGCATTATATGGAGAAGATGTAGAACTTATTCGTCCATCGAAATTTCTTTTAACACCGTCTAATGCAAATTATAAGATCACTAAAGATTTTGTTGTAGAACAACTTCAAGGTGATCCTCTTGATTTGAAGAATCTTACAATATACCAAGACCTAACTGGGGCCAGAGGATCTGTTACTAACGTTCAACAGATACCTTATGAGAATTTTCAGTTTTATCAGATCAGTATTGACTCCGGTTTTGCCCGAGATAGTGATGTAAGTGGTTCTATCTACGGTCAATTTAAGCCAAATCCACTTACAAAAGTCTTAAATGAGGTAAGTGTTGGTTCAACTATCATCGATGTTGACTCTACAATCGGATTTCCAGAGTTTGGTAATCTTAATGTATTAGATATTGATGATAATGAGGTATCTATTGCGTATAGTGGTAAAACTTTAAACCAATTTTTTAATACAAGTGGTGTTATTGGTGAAATTGCAAAGAAAACTAATCTAACTTTAGACACATATTCATATGCATACGTCGGTATTGATACTACTCAGCAGATAAGAGTCCGATTTACTGCTGCAGTGAGTGATTTTATCCCCAATGGACCCAATTATTACTACAAACCACACGATACGGTAGAACTGAAGTCTCTTGGATTGCAATCTAAGACGAAAAAGTCAAACAATTACGTTTTAAATGTAAAAACTAACTGGGATGTTATAGAATCTAGTGTTATTGATGCAAATGCCTTTGTATATGAGTTCGAATTTGCAAAAGATCACTTTTTAAGAGAGGGTTATGATGTAAGATATGAGAATTTAGACCAAACTTACTCTATTTTTGGTACAGTTTCTAGAATTCTTTCTTCAAAAAAAATTAGAGTAACTTTTTCACAACAAATTAACCTAACAGGTCAGTTTACAATTGAAAATCAAACATTGAAAGGTGAGTCTCAGACATATCCTTATCTGAATAGCTATATTGCGAACGTTCAGAACACATATTCTAAGTACAATGATGATCTAATCATTGCATCTAACTCTATTCCAAAGTACGATAACCTTGAAACTAACCCATATGATAAAAAAATAACTTTTAGTGCAAATCTTCTTTCAACAAACGAACTAAAATTACCAGTTAACCCCACATCAAGACCTGATCATGGATATTATACTGGAGATGCAGTATATTTTACCTCTGCAGGAAATGGTTTTGATGATGTACCATCTGCATCGTATTTTGTTTTTAGAGTTGATGAGGAGACTATTAAACTTTCTAGAAGTAAAGCTGATCTATCTAGAAAAATTTATATCACATTTAATGGTTCTGTAGTTGATGCATCTATTTCATATCTAGATTTCTATGATAAGAACATAGAACCTCAAGGTTTGTATAGACAGATTTTAAAACCAATCAATGATGGTAAGGATTATAATACTAGAGCCGGCCATACCGGTATGTTTATCAATGGTGTTGAACTATTAAACTACAAGGCACAAAGTAGTGTTTATTATGGAGCAATCAATAGTTTGTCCATGACCGCCGGTGGTGATGGATATGACATTATCAATCCACCATTATTGGTAATTAATGATGAAGTTGGATCGGGTGCAACAGGATTCTGTAATGTAAAAGGGTCACTTATAAGACTTGATGTTACAGATCCCGGTCTTGGTTATTACGAACCTCCAACAATCTCTATTAGTGGTGGTAATGGATCTGGTGCTCAAGCTGAACCAAGAATGATTTCAATCAAACATGAAAATTCATTCTTTTCAGACTTTCCATCTCAGGTTGATCTTGTCAATAATACAATTACTTTCCCAAGTGACCATAAGTTTTTGGATGGTGAAGAGATAATCTATGAGCCAAGAGGAGCCGAAATTATTACAGGTCTTGCTACTGGAGGATCGTACTATGCTCGAGTTACTAGTCAAACTGCAATTAAACTTCATATCACTGAGGGTGATGCCTTTATTGGTATTAACACGGTTAATCTCACCAAATATGGTTCCGGCACACAATACTTTGTTGCATCAGATCTAAAACAAGTTGTATCTTCTGTCGTAATTACTAATCCAGGACAAAATTACGAAAATAAAAGAAGAACAATTCCTACCGTAGGTGTTAATACTGTATCTAATCAAGTAGAGATTGTAAATCATGGTTATCAATCAAAAGAAATTGTAAAATATACAAGACCCGATACTGGTGATAGAGTTATTGGATTATCTGAAACTACTGAGTATTATGTTGTCAAAGTTAATGATGATGCATTCTCTTTAGTAGAGGTTGGAGTTGATCCCGTCGCAACAGATTATTACTTTGACAATGGTATCATTGTTAACTTCAGCAATGAAGGTTTAGGTTCTTTTAACTATCCACCAATTACTGTAACAGTTGAAGGTGCTGCCGCGTCTTATGATAAGACTTTTGTTGAAGATTACCAAGAATTGTTCATAATCGAATCTCCGATTGAAGAAAATATTACAACTCCAGTATTTGTTCTTGCATGGACAGATACCGAAGCAGAGATTACAAATAATAGTTCAGTAATAGATGAATTCTATGTAGAAGTAAATGAGGGTTCTAATTGGTTGATTAGTGATGATCCATTCATTGGCAATATTCTTTTGTACGATGCCAAACTCCAACCAATTTTTAGAGGGTCTGTTGAGACCATTGATTTAACTTCAAATGGTGTTGGTTATGGTTCTTCAGATATTGTAGATTTTGTGAGACAACCAGAGATTATATTTGATGCAGGGGTTAATGCAAAATTAACTACTATCATCAATAATGGCAAAATTGTGGAAGTCGTTGTTAATACTCCCGGTAGTGGATACAATTCTCCTCCAGATTTGCAGATTGTTAGTGATACTGGTAACTATGCTGTTTTAATTCCGATAATTGAAGATGGTTCTATTAAGAGCATACTAATATCAAAAGGTGGTACTGGCTATGTTGCAGGAAAGACAAGTGTCAATGTGATACCATCTGGTGGTGGTGCTAGAGTAAATGCAAATATTCAGGCTTGGAACATAAATCTATTTGAAAAGAACTACAATAATATACTCGATGATGATGGCATAATTGAAGAAAATCTTTCCAATGAATCATTAGAGTATTGTGCTACATATCTACCTAGGGCTCTTCGTAGGTCTTTGAATGTAATCAATGGATTTGATAAAGATAATGAACTATATGGTACTTTTGACTTAAGTTTTGATTCACAGACTGGTGGAGAAGTTGATAACATTTATCACTCACCTATTGTTGGATGGGCATATGATGGAAATCCAATATATGGACCATATGGATTTAAAAATATTGACGGTACTGGTTCTATTTCAAGGATGTCGTCTGGTTATAAATTACAAAAAGTTCAAAAGGGTAGACCTCCATATGGGTCATTCCCCAATGGTTTCTTTGCCAATGACTATATCTTTAGTGGAGATGGTGATTTAGATATTCATAATGGAAGATTCTGTGTAACACCAGATTATCCAAATGGAACATATGCATACTTCTGTACCATTTCCGAAGGAAATGACTCTAGTGGACCATTCAATAACTACAGAAGACCTGTATTCCCTTATGTAATTGGTGATACCTATAAGTCAACACCTATTGCATTCAACTTTTTAGCAAGATCTAATCAGACTGATTATGATATTGAAGGTAAAGGTTGGTTTAGAAATACTAAGTATTACTATACAAATGGTGGACAGAGTGGATATGATTATATCTTCAACTCTAACACAGTAAGAAAACAAACTATTGATATTACTGCAACAACTGCAGGAACTATTGACTCTATTACAGTCTTTGATCCTGGTAGTGATTACCAAATTAATGATAGAGTTATATTTAATAACACTAAAACTGGTGGTAGTAATCTAAATGTTAAGGTTTCTCAGATTGGGGGTAAAACAGTAAATGCCGTAAGTCTTGCAACAACTTCTATTGAAGATGTTGAGATTTATCCAAGTACCGGTTCTAATCAATTTATTGGTCTGACTTCGGTACCACATAATTTTCTTCCTGGTAACATCATTTATATCGATGGCCTGTCTGAGACGTATAAGAACTTACAGGGTTCTTACAGTGTTGGTGTAAGTAGTGATAGATGGTACACTTCGTTAGGCATCTCTACAGGTCCTGTGACGGGTATTGTGACCTATGTCTATGTTTCTGGTTCACTTGATGAATCCATTGTAGCACCCGATGATATTCTAAGAATTGAATCTGAAAAACTTAAGGTTTTAAATATCGATAAAACTTCGAGTAGAATTCGAGTTTTAAGAGGTTATGATAATACTTTTGCGGTAGTACATAGTGCCGGTACATTAGTTCGAAACGATCCTAGAAAACTATCATTTACTGCAACAGGTATTGTTACTACAAAAGAACTAACAACCAATAGACAAATTTATTTTGAACCAAACGAGGCAATAGGCCTTGGTACTGCAACTGTTGGTACTGCCACAACGTTAGTTTTCGCTAATCCAGGTGTGGGTCAGACTCAACTGAGAGTTGATCAACAACAAATCTACATTCCAGATCATAGATTGGGATTGAACACTCCCATTGTCTATTATACTAATGGTGGAACAACTATTAATGCATGGAGTGGTATTACTAGTTCTAATATATTCCAACTAGAGTCTAACCGAAATCTTTTTGCAGTTCCTATCAGTAAGGATATCCTTGGTATTGCAACAGTTCGTGTTGGTATTGACAGTATTTCTGGAGAATATGTAGGGGTTAATAGTGAGGCAGGTGGTCTTCTTTACTTTACTAATTCAGTTGGTCTCGGTAGTTACCACAGTTTTAAAACTAATATATCATCAGTATTAAGTAGTAGATTTTCTAAAAATGTTGTTACTGTTTCTACTGCAAGTACTCATGGCATAAGACCTGGTGATAGAATTACTAACGACGTAAACCCAACCACAACTACAGAAATAGCAGTCATTTATGATGACTATAACCGAAGAATAATATTTGATCCAGACATTATTCAACCAGTAGGAATTAATACAGTATCTAATACATTTAATGTTCCTGAAAATAAGTATCAGATCGGTGATAAGGTTATCTACAGTTCGGTAATACCGGATCCTAGTCTTTCCAATAAAGGTCTCTACTATGTTTATGTCTTTAAGAATAATCAGATTAAATTAGTTGAGTATGCTTCTGAACTAGGGAAAGAAAACCCAACATTTGTCAATATTGGAACTGCGCATACTACAACAATCTCTAGGATCAATCCTGCGATCAAAGTTCAAAAAAATCAGAATTTGAAATTTAATCTTTCTGATGACTCTTTGTCGTTCACCAATTCTGGTGCTAAATTTGCCGCATTTGATATGTTTATCTACAGTGACTTATCGCATGCAAATAAATTCTGGACTACATCAAATTCCGATTCATTTGAAGTTACTAAATCTGGAATTGTTGGTATTGATACTGATGCAAATTTAACTCTTTACGTTAGTGAAAATATTCCTACCAATCTGTGGTATAACTTCGAGACTGATAATATTGATATCAATCTTCCCGTAAAGATGAGAAGATATACTGACACTTCAGTTTATAATAACAACCAGATTAATGTCACTGATAATAAATTTGATGGTAGTTATAACGTTGTAGGTGTAACATCTATGACTTTCGATTATAACATACCTTACAATAGAGATATTACTAATTCATACGATCCAACCACAGCAATTCTTAGTTACACTACAAATTCTTCTACTACAGTTGGTCCTATTTCTAAATTGACTATCTTGAATGGTGGTAGAGGTTACAGATCTCTTCCTGGATTTACTTCAGTAAGAAGTTCTACTGGTACTGGGGCATTAATACAACCGTCAAGCACTACTATTGGCAATATTATATCAACAAAAGTTAACTATATTGGTTTTGGTTATCCATCTGACACAACTCTGAATGCTCCTGGCAATTTGCCAGAAATTTTGAGAATTGAACCTTTGGCATCATTTGATTCTATTGGCATTAGTTCAGCTGGTTTGAATTATTACGAGGCTCCTGAACTGGTTGTAGTTGATGGAGCATCAAAACTACAAATAACGGATGTAAAACTGGATTATGAGTTAGATGATACCGAAGTTACTATTGTAGACAACACTATCTCACTGAACAATGTCACTCCAGAAATTATTCCTATCAATAATTCAAATGGATTCAGTATTAGTTCTATTACTTATAACTCTGTATCAAAAATTGTAAGACTATCACTATCTAAGCAGTTCAGTGATCCTCAAGACTGGCCATTTAAGGTTGGTGAGACCGTAATTGTTGAAAATATTGCGATTGGTTTTAATACTACAGGAAAAGGTTATAATTCGGAGAATTATGATTACGCATTATTCACTCTAACTGCAACTGATAGTAATCTTGGTGGATCTGGTTCATATATTGAATATGATCTTTCAGATTATCTTAGTGATGGAGAATCTCCCGGCGAAGTAACAACTTTTGCAGTAGGAAAAGTAACTCCAAAGACATATTTTCCAATCTTTGATATTAAACTCAAAATTTCTAATTTCTTTGATGGGGAAAAGGTCTCAAATGACGAGAGTGTGGGTGTAGTAGAGAGATGGGATCCGGTTAGTGAGTATTTGTTCATCTCTACTAATTCAGATTTCGAAGTTGGTAGTATCATTGAGTCCGAAACCTCTCAAATTAAGTCTAGAGTTAAATCTAAGATTGATTTTAACTCAACTATTGGTATTGGTGCAGGAACAACCTTTATTTCGGGTTGGCAATCAAATTCTGGTTTCTTGAACGACAATTTGCAAGTTATTCCCAATAATGAGTACTATCAGAACTTCTCGTATTCCCTTAAATCTAGAATTCCCTATAAAACTTGGGATGATCCAGTAAGTTCCCTCAACCATACTGCCGGTTTTGATAAATTTGCAGATTTGGTTATCGATAACAATGCTGGTAGTATTGTATCAACAAAAGAAATAACTATAGAAACGGTAGTTGATCTTATTGGTGAGGGTAGTCTGTATTGTTTCCCGGATTTTGATGGGGTAACAGAAACTACTATTGATATTGTCAATGGTAAGACTATATCCGATCAAATTGTATTCGAAAATCGAATTTTGCTAGATTACTTTGAATCTAGAGGAAATAGAGTATTAGAACTGGACGATATTAGCAATCAATTTAACAGTAATGCAAGAGATACAAAATATTCTATTGTAGACTTCTTCGACAATAAATTCTACTTCAATAAGTTCTTTACTTTAGTTCAGGATAGAGAAGTTAGAAACAGAAAACAATCTAGTATTGTTTCTGTTGCGCAAGATGGAACTAGAGGTTTTGTTAATCAATATGGTACTTTAGACACTGCAATGTCTTTGGGTTATTTTGACTATATTGGTGCAGGAACCAGTTCATGGGGTCTCACCTTCTATCCAACTCTGTTTAAGTACAATAACTATGATATTTCTTACTTCACCTTCAGTGGATTGAATGATGTAACTGGAATTGGAACTCAACAAATTGGTAATGTAGTTAAAATTTCTACTGCAAGCACTAATGTATCTGTTGCAACCACTACAAATCTGGTATCAATTTCTTCTACCTATAGAGCTGCAAAACTTCTTATTCAAATGGAAGATGCAGAAAATAACTACTATGGTAACGAACTCAATATCCTTCACGATGGAACAAATGTAACTACTCTTCAATATGGTGCAATTGACAATAAAGTTGGTCTTGCTGGTTTGCCAAGTTCTGGATTTGGAACATATAATGCATATATTTCTGGTGGACAGGTAAAAGTTGATATTATTCCTACTGTAGGAACTGCGGTTACTGCGAATGTGAGTGTCGTATCTATTGCTGACAATAGTGCTTCTGGGGTTTCTACATCAAATCTTGTAGTTACTAATCTATCATCTTATTCCAAGTCTATTGCCTCTTCAGGAACCCCTGTCGAAAATATTGTTGCTTCTTACTCATCACCATTCAATTCCGAATACTTTATAGTATCGGTAGAGGACACTACAAACAATGAGTATGAGATGTTTGAGGTAAATGTCCTTGATAATGATACTGTAAACAGAATTGTGAAATATGGTGATATTAGAACTAATGTAGGTCTTGGGACAGTTGGTGTTACGAATAGTAGTACCGAAACTCATCTTGTATATACACCAAATCCAAATATTAATGTCGAAATAAGAGCATTTGGTATTTCTCTTAAGAATTTCAACAACATTGTCGGTATTTCTTCAATTGATCTCGATAATAACATTCTATTCTCTGAATATGGAACATACACTGGTACAGAGTTCGATAAAAAGACTGCATTCAAGTTACAATCAAACAATTTAGATGTATTCCAAAGAAGTTTTGTAGGGAACAGCACTTCTATAGTTAGTACTACGAACAACCAAGTTGTTTTGGAAGATCATTTCTTCGTAACTGGTGAGAAAGTTACTTATGATTATGAAAATTCTATTCTATCAACTGCAAATGCTATTGGGATCGGAACTACAAGTGTAGCTGGAGTATCCACTGATAAACTTCCGTCTACTCTTTATATTGTCAAATATAGTGAAAAGTCTGTAGGGTTTGCAAAAAGCGCAGCAGATGCACTGAGTACAGTTCCTACCGTATTTGATCTGAGTTCTGTTGGTATTGGAACATTCCATAAAATTACCGCAACTAATCAAAATGCCAGAGCATTGTTGGCAATTGATAATATGGTTCAGTCACCTGTAACTGAGGTTAATATTGAAACACAGTTGTCTGAAAGTATTGTATTTGACGTAGATTTTGATGTTGTTGGGATTACATCGTTCAGAGCAAATGATTTGCTCAAGATTGATGATGAGATTATGCTTGTTCAGAACACGGGAGTTTCTTCTGAGAATAGTCTCAAAGTTCTACGTGCACAGATGGGAACACAGGTTGCATCACATAATATAGGAACTTCAGTCAATTTGCTTGGTGGTAACTATAATATTATCGATAATACAATTCACTTTGCCTCTGCTCCATTTGGAGCAACTCCAATTGGAACTACTACAGCAGGTCCTGATAATGTGGATTGGGTTGGTGTTACCACATACTCAAGTTTCCAAGGCAGAACCTTTATGAGGAGTGGTATTCTTAATGATGACCTTGATACATATGCGACTAACTACACTTTTGATAATATTCAAAGCGGATTTAATGGTCAAAGAAAAGTCTTTACTTTGACTCAAAATGGCCAAAATTTAGTTGGATTTGCAACAAACCAGGCAATAGTATTGAATTCAAATATTCTTCAAGAACCTCTAGGTGGTCAGATAACATCTGGTGACTATAGTTTCCTTGAAGTTGCAGGTGTTACGAGTATTACATATCTCGGTGATAGTGTCTCATCTGAAGAAGATCCAAATAAGGCTTCAATTCCTAGAGGAGGAACACTTATCTCTGTTGGTTCTACTCCAGGTTTTGGTTTCCAACCATTAGTTAGTGCTGGTGCTTCAGTATTTGTCAACTCTGGGGGTACAATCAACTCAATCAGTATTGGTAATAGTGGTTCTGGTTATAGAACTGGTATTCAAACTAACGTAGGTGTCGGTATTATCACGTCATCTGTTGGGGATGTTCGAGTTATTGGTATTGGTACTGCAAATATTGTAGATGGTCATGTAGATAGTATTGACCTTTATAACCTTGGTTCTAATCTTGACTTCAACAATCCACCAGTTGTCGTTATAGACAAACCTCTTGGATACTCAAATATTCCTTTGGTCTATAGTTCTAATTCTGCATCTGGAGTTGGTACTGGTGCAAGAGTTGATATTATTGTTGGACAAGGTTCTAGTATTATCAATTTTGAAATTGTAAGTGGTGGTTTTGGTTATAATGTTGGTGATAAACTTAATATTGCTATTGGTGGAACCACAGGTGTCAAGACTGATTCAAGTCTTCCATTCATTCCGTTTGAATTAAGTGTTACCGACGTATATCGAGATACTTTTAACGGGTTTACTGTTGGAGAACTTGATGTATTTGATAGTGTTAATGAGTTGTTTGATGGGTTAGCTACAAAATTCCCTCTTAAGATTTCAAATAAACAATTTGCGATTGAATCTAAGAAAGGTTCAAACATCAATCCTGCTCAAGCACTAATCATAACAATCAATGATATTTTACAAGTTCCTGAAATTGCATATAACTTCACTGGTGGTGGTTATGTAGAATTTACAGAACCTCCTAAAAAGGGTGATACTTGTAAAATTATCTTCTATAAAGGTACTCCAGATGTTGACGTTGTTTTTGTCGATATTCTTGAGACCGTTAAAATTGGCGATACATTACAACTGAAGAATGACATCACAAAAGGTCAAACGTTTGGATTATACCAAGACCCAAGAGTAGTGACTGGTATTACCACTCTGGATACCGTAACCACTCTTGCTTATAATGGTCCTGGTGTTACTACAAATACTGCACTGATAAGACCCGTTACCTGGTGTAAGCAAACTGATGATATTACAATTGATGGTGACTTCGTAACCAAGGATAGAGTTGACCAGGAACCGTACATCTATCCTGCAGCATATCTAACATCATATGTTGGTTTCACTAGTGTCTATGGTTATGTTGATAGCATTAGACCGTTGTTTAACTCTAGTAGTGAAACAAATCTTCTAGATTATCAAGATAAGGTTGTAATTATAGACCAAGGATCTATCGACGTTGCAACTGCCACTGCATCTACTGGGGTCGGTGGAACAATCACATCATTTACTGTAAGTAATGTTGGTGCAGGTTATTCTTACTTAACAAGCCCTGTGGTGTCAGTTTCTTTGCCAGATGAACTCAATGGAACCAGAGCAACAGGTATTGCCTCAGTAATTGGTGATGGTGTAGTATCGATTTCTGTATCTAATGCAGGAACAGGATACACTCAAGCACCTAATGTTCTTATTCAACAACCTTCTGTTAGAAGAGAGAAGATTGGAATTACCTCATACTTTGGTGATTACGGTAATATCGTTGGTTATGCACATTCGGGTATCAATACTGCGTTTATTGAACTGCATATCCCAGAAGATTCGTACATGAGAGATGTATCTATTGCAGGTGTGGCAGTTACGGTCAGTCAATTGATTCCGGGTGATTTCTTTATTGTCAATGAATCAAATGTGGGTATATTTACTGACAATAACTTTGATGGAAGATATTATGTTAAGAATGCGGAAAATGTAACTAAAGATCTTTCAAGTATTGGTCTTGGTGTAACTACCATTCGAAGAATTGAGTTCACAAGTCAGGGTTATTCTTCTGGTTCCGGTGTATTCGATAATTCCCGTATTTTCGGTGAATATACGTGGGGTAAACTGCAGTTCATAAACAGAGTTCCTACAACTGCTCTAGAATTCTTCCCTGAAGGATATAGCGGATTATCATCATCACCTCTTGTACAAAGATTTCAACCTTTGAAATTCAATAATTATAATGTTTAGATAAATACAACATAGAAAAGGATTCTGTATAGAAGATGGCATACCAAGGTATTAATACGGGCTCATCTCCCAATAGTGGAACTGGTGACTCACTTATTGAAGGTGCCGAAAAGATTAACAGTAATTTTGTTGAACTTTACAACATTGTCGGTAATGGGTCAACAACCTTTGTTGGTATTGTAACTCAAATTACTGCGGGTACTAATGTAAGTATTAGTACCTCATATGGTTCTGTTCAAATATCTTCAAATATTCCGTCACAGATAAACGCTACAAATTTGAATGTAAGTGGTGTTTCTACATTAGGTGTTACCTCAATAACTGGTGCAACATCAATAACAGGTTCTGCAACAATAGTCGGTGCAACATCAATAACTGGTGTTACATCAATAACCGGTTCAGTATTGATTTCTGGCATTACTACACTTGCAAGTAGTGGTGGTATTACTACGACTGGTGGTGATCTTTATGTTGGTGGAGATTTATATGTACTAGACGATGTTGTCTATGACGAAGTTACTGGTAGAAACCTGAATATTGCTGGTGTTGGTACTATAGCAATATTGGGAGTCAGTAGTACTTCTACATTTACTGGTAATGTAAGTCTTGGTTCATCTCTAAATGTAAGTGGTGTTTCAACATTTACTGGCAATGTAAGTCTTGGTTCATCACTGTTGATGAGAGATGATAAACAACTTATACTAGGTGACAACTCAGAATTTACTATCTTCCATAATGACTCTGATGGAAATGTCATTAGGGCCAATGTTGCCAGTTTAAATGTTAAGGCAGATACCCAAAACTACACTAGTGGTGCTGGGACAACTCAAATTATGGCGACCAATGTTGATGGTAACTTTGGTGTTGAATTCTACTATAACAATAACAAGAGACTTGAGACAAAACATGGTGGTGTTGATGTATTGGGTTACTTTAAAGTATCTGGTATCTCCACATTAGGTATTGTCACTGGTGCAACATATTATGGTGATGGATCAAATCTAACAGGAATAGTTCCATCTCTTACTGGAGCGGATGGTTCTGGTATGACTGGTGTTGTGACTTCAATTGTTGCCGGTGCAAATATAACACTCACTGGCGGTCCAACAGGTATTGTTACTATTGCTGCATCAGGAGGTGGTGGTGGTATTACAACCGCCAATATAAGTGCGAACACTTTACAAGTTGCTGGTGTTTCTACATTTACTGGAGATGTTGTACTTGGTAGTGATTTAGTCATTGGTGCTTCAAGTGCTGGAAGTGCAAATTTAGCAATTGTTAATACTACTAATGCATCATTTTCCATTGGGCAAAATGTAGATGGATCTGGTGCTAATCACCTTGGAATATATTACGGTACTGGTCTTGGATCACCAGCTGGAGCAGACATATTTACCTCCAATGGTAATATGAGTTTCTGGGTTGATGGAGCTGGTGGTGGGGCTGGTAATTCCGAATTTGAATTTGGAAATGCTTTCGGTCCTGCTGGTGGTGGTGCCACTTGGATGTCCATGTCTTCTGATGGTGTTGTTGTAGCTGGTATTGTGACCGCAACATCTTTCATTGGAGATGGATCTGGACTGACTGGCGTAGGAGGTACTGCAAATATCAAGTCAAACACCATTACAACTGGTATCATCACGGCAACATCATTTGTTGGTGATGGATCTGGACTGACTGGTGTAGTTGGATCTGGATCTGGTGTCATCATAAGGGATGGCGGTTCACTAATTGGAACTGCAGCAACTATTAACTTCGGTGCAAACCTTAGTGTTTCTCCAATCTCTGCAGGTATAGTTACAGTAACTGCATCAGGAGGAGGTGGTAGTGGTATTACAACCGCCAATATAAATGCAAACACTTTACAAGTTTCAGGTGTTTCCACATTTTCGGGAAGTGTTATAACTGATAATGCAAATTTATCAATTGTTAATACTACTGGCAATAATGCTCATATTACCGTTGGTCAGAATGTAGATGGATCTGGTCAGAATCATCTTGGAATATATTATGGTACTTCCTTAGGTACACCACCTGGAGCAGACATATTTACCTCCAATGGTAATATGAGTTTCTGGGTTGATGGTTCTGGCTTCGGACCTGGTGGTTCAGAAATTGAATTTGGAAATGCTTTTGGTGCTGGTGCTGGTGGTGCCACTTGGATGTCTATGTCTTCTAGTGGTCTTAGTGTAGCTGGTATTGTGACTGCCAGAACTGGTGCTGCTGTTACCTATTACGGCGATGCATCTAATATCACCTCGGGTAAATGGAATCTTGGTGCAGATGGTAGTAATCACTATCAATTTACTGGTCCTGGTGGTTTAAATGCTACAGCAGATCCTGTCATATACCTTGCACGAGGCCAAAAGTATGAATTTGTGAATACTATGAATGCTCATCCATTTGAGATTAGAGTATCAAATGGTGGTGCTGCATATACTAACGGCATATCTGTAGAGGGAACCACATCAAATGGAACTACAACTTTTGATGTCCCGTTTGATGCACCAAACTCACTATATTATCAATGTACTGCTCATGCGGGTATGGGTGGAACTGTTGTAGTATATCCCGACCTGTTTACAGTCTAAATAACAAAAAGTCCGGTAAAAATGGCTGCGATAATTACAGATCAATTACGTATTTTGAATGCGAAGAATTTTGTGGATGATGTCCAAAATTCTTCTAATTCTTACTACGCTTGGATTGGTTTACCAGACCCTGCAGATTTTCAAAGTGACTGGGATTCCAATCCCCCAGCACCTAAAGACAGTTTAAATCAATCCAATGATTATTGGGATACGATGCTCTGTCTTAAGAGGATCAACTCTACTGATGTAAGTCAGGTTGTTAGAAAGATTGTATGGCAGTCTGGAACCACATATGATATGTGGAGAAATGATATTACAAGAGATAATCCATCTCTCCCATCTAATTCATTTGACATTTATGACTCAAATTTCTATGTAATGAATAGTGAATATAAAGTTTATATTTGTCTATTTAATAATGCCAACCCAGAAAATAGTTTTAGAGGTGGTCCATCTCTAGATGAACCAAATTTCACTGACCTAGAGCCTAGAGAAGCTGGTAGTAGTGGTGATGGATATATCTGGAAGTATCTTTATACCATCAAACCAAATCAAATCATTAAATTTGATTCTACAAGTTATATTGCAGTACCAACTGATTGGAATACTAATGCATCTTACGCTCCAGTAAGAGAGAATGCTGCAAATAGTGGTGAAATTAAGATTGTAACTATTAGAAATCGTGGTGTTGGTATTGGAACGGCAAATGTTACATATACTAGAGTACCTATTCTAGGTAATGGTAGAGGTGGAGAAGCTACAGTTGTTGTCAATAATGATGCAAAAGTAGAATCTGTCACGGTTTCTAGAGGTGGTCATGGTTATACTTTCGGCACACTAGATTTAGAGAATGGTGGTGTACCAAATGGAACAATTGCTCCAATTTTTGATGTAATCATTCCTCCTCCTGGAGGTCATGGTGCCAATATTTATTCTGAGCTAGGTGCATATAATGTTCTGTCTTATGCAAGATTTGAAAATGACACTCAAAACCCAGATTTTATTACTGGCAACCAATTTGCCCAAGTAGGAATTATAAAAAATCCAACAAACTACAATTCTTCTTCATTTCTTACCAAAGATAAAGCAAGCGCTCTGTATGCACTTAAATTAGTGGGTACTGGTTATAGTGAAGCAGTATTTGCTCCAGATTCCTTTATAACTCAAACTGTTGGACTTGGTTCTACTGCTGTAGGAAAGGTTGTTTCTTATGATGAA